GTCAATATTTCTTTGGAAAAGTCAAGCTACTCTGCTTTTACTATAATTAATTTTTCTTCTGCACGAGTTATAGCTGTATATAATAATCTAGCATGGTTTGTACTCATTAGATATTCTTCATATACTAAAACCTTTTGATAAGAGCTTCCTTGAGATTTATGAACTGTAATTGCATAGCCGAAATCAAATTCATAAATTAACTTTTTACTTTTGCTCATAGTGCTAATTGGTGGGAGTCCTTTAAATATATTTGTATCTAAATCAACTCCATACCATTCATAATCACTATAATCAGCCTTAAAATCAATAATACATTTCGAACCTTTTTCAAAAACGTTTGTAACATTTCCTATCGTTCCATTGATTAACGGAGATTCATCTTCATTTAAATAATCCCAATAATTATGTAAGCAGATTACCTTATCTCCTTTAACGGGATAGTCGCCTGAGAAACCAAAACTTGTCCGCATTTCTTCATTGATTTTTCTTCTTGTTGCATTTTTAGAACATAGAATTTGATCTGCCCAAGTCAACATGCCTAAAGTAACATCACTTCTATTAATTACCTTAACAAAAGGATCATCATATATTAATGGAAGGGGTTGATTATTTCTCGCCAACATTGAAAGCTTAATGATACTATTGTCTTGCGCTTGACGATGGATCTCTTCTAAAAATATATTTGGACTTGCTAACAAGCCATTATCTTGGCCGATGGGCTCTAATTGGCCGGGGTCCCCTAAGCAAATCAAAGGTATATTAAAACTCATTAAATCCATTAATAAAGGCATTGGAACCATAGATACTTCATCTATAACGATTAATCTTATATTAGGACTTAACATTTTTTTCAATTTAAAAATGAACTTGCCAGTTCTATAATTTTTATATGTATCATATATAAGTTTATGTATTGTTGTTGCGGGCAATCCTTTATTTTGTAATACCAACGATGCTTTACCAGTGTAAGTTACAAATCTAGTGCTATCCATTAAGTCACTACCTTCAATAAAATAATTAATGATAGAGCTTTTACCAGTTCCCGCATATCCTGAGATTACGGTAACTGGTTCATTTAATTTAAAATTTGTTGACATTAAATTGACTGCCACATTTTGTTTTTCTGTTAAAATCATGTTTTTATTTCTCCTTTAAGGTAGTTAATAATTACTACTTTCAAACCTTTTTCTTTTGCTATATTAATCATATTTAAAGTCCCTTTAGAAGCTCCATCCCAGAACACGATTAAAGCGTCTGCGTTATTTGCCATTTCTTTATTTCTAATATAACCTGCTGACTTACCAAATGAATCCCAATCAGCAGGATATTTAAGAACTTCATAATTTTTATTTTCTCCGTATTCTTTTCCTATTAAATCGGCTCCTCGAGCCATGCCGCACACTATTAATATTTTATGAGTTTGAGATTTATTTGAAAGAATTTTATCAATTAATGGTTCGGCATACTCATAATCGTTAAAGTCTCTTGTTCCAGCGATGATTACCTTAAAATCTTTCATTTTAAAATTCAACTATATTTTGTATTATCTCATAATCTTCAATTAAAATCTGAGCAGTTATATTTCCATTCCATTCATTAATACTACATTTTCCAACAATATCCATTATACTCGTTGTATATTGGTTAGGAGCAATAGCGTCAAATTCTTCTTCACTACATCTAAACTTAATAACTTCCACTTCATTAATAATTAACTTCAAAGTAGGATTCTTATCTCTAGACATTAAAGTTTTCATATCTTCTGTTACCTTAACATTCTTAATTGCGATAATAGATTCCTCTATTCCCTTTCCCCAATAATCTTTAAGCGAAGCAACATCTAAAATAGCTCCAGGCCTTAATTCATTCATATCAAATATAAAATCTACGTTGTATTCAGTATAAGAAGTTGTAAAATCAAGAGAGTTAGTAGCAAGTTCTAGAAATTGTTCTAAATTATCTTTTGTGAACTTAACTCCAAGCGCGCTTGCGTGGCCTTCTGCATATTCAGCCAACCCCGTTTCAGTAATAAAACCTTTAAAGTCTGGAAGTATATTTGTATCTATATTACGAGCGGAGCCAGTAAAATAAGTTTCAGTTTTCTTTACTTCTACCAACTCTTCACGAAGATCTTGTCCACCCTCGTCATTTTCAACAACAGTTTCTTTTAGAACAAGATTAACGGAGGTTTCAGTATAACTTGAAAGAATAAAAGTTGGTCTTTGATACTTAGATGCAATCTTATTAGCAACTAAACCTTTCAAATTTGGATTTGTTTTATTATCTATCTCTAATAATATAATGCTATTTTCATTTAAATAATCATCTGTTATTTTGCTTTCATATTTTTCAAATAACTCGTCTGTTTGTTTCTTTTGTCTATTTTTAACATTTGTTAATGTTCTTATCGCTTGTTCAATTACGGTTTCAGTTTGTCCTTTACCACCACGCTTTGTAGAGGGAATTGATATTTTCGCATTCTCCTGTAGCATAGCTTCGAAAGTAAGAAGCCTTTCTTCCGGAGTGCCTACCCGCACAACTGAGTTAATAAAAGGAGCTATATACCAAGCAAGGCCTATTGGAGTAACTGTATTTTTTAATGAATACGCTTGTTTTTGTATAAAAGCACTTAAGAATGAATTGCCGCCAGGACTAAATGAATCTTTCATTGCATCAATCCCTTTTTCAATTAATCTTTTTGTTTCTAATTCTCTCGTATCCATCATATCAGCAATTAAACCAAGAGCAACTAAATCTAAATAATCATCAGCAACAGTAGTTTGAACAAAAGGATTTATATGATCTAGTGCCCTACAAAACTGCCAAACAACTCCAACTCCAGACATCGCTTTATTAGGATAATTTTCGGACATTTGATTATTTACTACACAAGCATCTTCGCTATAATATTCTGTTTCATGATGGTCTAATATAATTAATTTTATTCCTAAATCATGTACTCTCTTGTGTTTTTCATATTCATTACTACCTGCGTCAGGTACAATGATTAATTCGTATTTGTTTGCTAAAATATCTTCTGTTATATGAAGTCCATGAGTTTTTTCATCATGTACCTGATAGTGAAGATTTGCTTCGGGGAAGTTTCCTTTAATCCAATTATATAGAGTTGCCGCAGAAGTGAATCCATCTACATCAGAGTCTACTTGGATTAATATATTACTCAATTTATTAACGTGATAAAGAAGTGTTTTTGCTGCATCTTCTATATTGTCTAATAGCATATAGCTATTAATTACTTCATCGCTCGTATTTAAAAAATCTCTTATCTTACTTTCGGGTATTCCTCTATTCACAAGCACTTGATATGCAGGCGAAAGGTTTAAATCAATATCGTTTATTAAATTTATCTTCACTATTGTTGCTCCTTTTACATTATAATTCTATTTTGAAATAGATATTCGAAAACTTCTTTCCCTTTATCAATAGGAGCATCTTTATATCTTAATAAATTATATTTATCAAACATTATGGATACGTTACAATAGTTTTTTAACTTATTAGCTAAATTGCTTAACGCTGTTGTGCTCTTATCAAAATTTGCGTCTCCAATTGCTTGGAACTCTTTGTCGTAAGCGATTACGACTTCATCTACATTACATAAATCAATAATCATACTTTGTTGAAATAGAGATAAGGAGCTGCCGCATGTAGCGACTGCTATGTTATTCTCTGTTCCAAAAAGGCTATCATAAAGTAAAACTGACTTTTCTCCTTCAAATATAACTATCTTTTTAATCTTTCGTATATTTTCTATATTAAGATTTAATCCATATAAATTATGTGATAGTGGGTGCGTGTACATTACATTAGCCACTTTAAGTGGCATATATTTACCATACATATCAGCATCTTCTGATATCATAGCTCTCCCACGAATTCCTATTAGTTCGTTCATTAGGTTGTAATGTGGGATAACAATTTTATGTTCAGTGCCGTAGTATTTAATGTTGTATTTCTTCATTGTTTCTATTGTGATACCTTCATCAATCCATGCTTTTGGAGGCATAAACGATAAGTTCTTTAAAATATTATCATCGTATACTTTGTATTCTAACTGGATATTTTCCTTTATTTTGCTAATAATAGCATAGTTGGTCAGTATTCTTAAGTCGTGTTTTATATCAGATTTTTCATCGTCAGAATGATGATTTTCTACAGTTAAATCTAATTCTTTTACTATATAATCCATGGCATTATATAGAGTCCATTGTTTAGCGTTGTCTAAACTTTTATTTCTCATTATAACTTCGAATATGTCCATAAAACCACATCCTGTATAACATTGAAATAATTTTGTGTTTTCATAGTAATACAGTTTTCTTGAACCAGTACCCGCTTCGTTATGACAAAGAGTTTCACATAAAAACCCAGTAGCACTATAAGACGGATTGCCGCCAAGATTATCTATTATTTTATAAGCATCCTCCATAGTCAATGAATTTTTTATTTCGTCTTTGTCATAATACATTTTTTACTCCTCGTCGTCTTCTTCTACTATTATATGGAAATCCTCAAGAGGTATAAGTTTATAATTATTATCTGTTAAAAATAAAGGAGTTACTCTACAAATTCCTAAATTCGCAGAACACCATAATTTTACACTCGTGTGGCGACCTCTTCTATTTTTATATATATGATATACTATGTTTGGTTCTATAATTGAACCACCTGCCAATAGCGTTTCTAAACATTTTAAATCATTTTCAGTAGTTGGTAATATGATACTACCAAAGTCGATTTTATCAGCGATAGCTTTTGCACCTCTAATTAAATTCTGATTTGCATCTTTCTTACCTTCCCATTCTCCATTAACCTGTGTGGCACTCATAATAAAAATACCAAGTTCATTACATAAATCTTTTAATCTAATAGATAACATATATAAAATATTATCTTCCCTTAATTTTACACCACCAGTTTTTCTAGTAATTTCCTCAAGGATCTTTAGTGAAGTATGTATATAATCAAATGCGACATATTTTACATTATTATCTAAAACATATTTACGCATTGTATTTTCAATATCATCAAGAGAAAAGTTATGTAGTTCTTCAATCCACATTGGACTTTTTGTTATAAGCTCTCCCGCATGCACTACTCTTTCTTCTTCTCCTGGCCCATAAATACCATTTAAAATACTATCTTCATCAACCCCAGATAAGAAAGCTAACATCATCGTTTGTATTTCTTCTATGTCCTGCTCTGTTGTTATATATAATGATGGTTCAGAAGTTCCGTTCTTTTCCCATCTTTGTGTATATAAATCATATATCTCATTACAAGCAAAATTACAAATATCAGCTGCGGCCATACGAGACTTACCAACACCAGACGGCGCAGATCTTAAATAAAACTTCTTTAATCTTGCTCCTCTTGTTATCGTATTGATTAGTGGCCCGAATAATGGGATTCCAACCTCAGGAGTTTTCTTTAAATTTTGAATTAACTCAAAAATATTTTGCCCTGCGTGGATCATATCTTCACCAGTTGAATTTAAATATTTACTTTTGATTTCATCAAATTTTTGGTCTACTGCGACAGTAATGGCTAGCCTATCTACACTATCTAACCAATCCTCTTGTTGTTGTTTTAATTTTATATCAAGAGTATTTGGATTATATAACCAACTTATATCAACTCCATAATGTGTATACATTCTTAATAAAGTCATTTTTTTCATTCTTTGATAGTAATAATCAAACTTTGAAAGGTCAGCGATTTTTACAATCTCTGATATATACTCTACACCTTTATTGTTCTGAAATAATTTACTTGCGCCAGGTCTTACTGATAAGTAATTATCTATATCTAATACTTCAATTTTTTTCAATCCTTGAGATTTTAAGTTCTGTACTGTTCCATAAATTAAAGTATAAAAGTCTTCTTCGAAATCATCTGTATTAAATTCATATTTATCGGTTCTGTTTAGTAAGTTTGGATTTAGTATAAGACAACCTAAAACTTGCATTATACTTCTTTTATCTATATATAAGCTACTATTCATTATCTTCCTCTCTCTCCAAAAAATCTAAATCGACAATTTTAACTCTTTTATGCACTTTTGGAGATTTGATTACAATATTTCTCTCATTTAAAATAAGGGAATCCGCATGGGTATCCTTATTTAACGCCTGAGCAAAGAAAATAGTTTCATAATATTTACTTGCATCTGAATAAACATATGGGACTATTCCAATTCCTCCATTGGCTTTTTCTATCGGCTCTTTTTTTACTTCATACCAATATTTCAGCGTACCTAAGATACCTGAATACGAAAAATGGTATTGCTCAACCATGTCTTTTATTTGTTTTTTAATTCTTGCATTAACAAAATCAATTTCAAATAAATCACAAAGATATTTTTCTAATTCTTCTATTGCTTTAAATGATTGATTTTCTTTTTCTTTATGTGCTTCATAACAATGCTTGTGCCAATATCTGTTTTTATAAAAAACATTTTCTTCTTCACTTCGATAGAAAAAAATTCCACATAAGGGACATTTAACTTTTCTTTGTGTTGCCAATATTTCGCCTCCTTGTAACAATATTTTATTTACATTTATAATATATTATACCATATTTTTACAACAATGTCAAAAAGGAGCCGCTGTATAACAGCAACTCCTTTCCTAGTAATTAACAACTACTCCTTGATTTCCTTTATCTCGGATATGATGATATCAACCAATTGTACTTGATCTCTACTACAATCCGAAACCTTTTTCCCTTTACCTAAATGTCTATCGACAATTTCGGTAATTCTTGGTGCATAATAAGCCATGTTTTTCTCAATTAATACACCAGTTAATTCTTTAAATTCAGTCATTAAAGTATCAAAATCAACAGCTTCTTCTCTATTTATATATAGATTTTCTCTTGAATCAGTGATGTATTCACCACCATCTTCTTCTGATTGTTTTTCAATAGCTCCAACAATTGCATCTACAAGATTATCATAACTAAATTCGATCCTGTCAGGTGTGTATTTAAATCTCGAACCGGCCTCAAAACGAGGTGTTCCACGCATGAATAAAAACGTTTTGTTTCCAGCTTCTGTCTCAACTATTCTTGAATATCCGATGATATCGCACATTCTTGAAGTAATTAATCTTGCCTTATTAGGCATAGTTGGAACAATTTTATTATATTCAGTTCCATCTTCGTTCTGATATGTTTTATCAGCAGAGTGAGAGATTAATACTAATCCATAACCCATTTGTACAATCGAACGAAGTCTTTGGTCAAATTCTTTTCCCGATTTGGTAAATCCTTGACCAAAAGGAATTTTATTAATAGCATCTACACCTTCAACATTACAAATATACTGTTCACAATATTCATAAGCAATGTCTGCGGTATCTATAATAATTGTTTCAAATTTTTCTTGAACATTTGCTTCTTTAAGTTCTCTTAATGTTTTTAGAAAGTCTGACCAGCTATTGATTGGCTGAGCGTAAACCCCAGCCAATGCAGAATAACCTTTTTCAAAAGCAAGTAATAAGGCATTAGGGAACTTACTTGCTGTTGTTGTCTTTCCAGACTTTATTTCGCCATAAAAAAGTACACTATAACCTCTAAGGTCTTTACTTACTTTGTGAGGAGTAAGATCTAATAATCCCATATGTTACCTCCTCTTTCTTAAAACTTAAATTCAGCTTTAGCAGTATCAGCTCCAACGATAGGAGTTGAGTCAGTTTTCTTTTTAGCAGCTTCTGTCTTAGTCTTTAAATCAGCTAAGTATAGATTTCTTGCGGAAATACCATCTTGAACTTCTTTAACAGTAAGAACTGAATCTTCACCAAATACATAAGCATTTTTATTCGTTCCTGTAATAACGAATTTTTTTCTACTATTTGTGTACTCTACAACTTTAGCGTCTCCGAAAGCAGATTCCTCTGTTTTAGAACTTGAAGTAGTAGTAGTAACCATATTACCCCATACTTTTGTGAAAGTATTAGATTCTAGGTCTCTGAAGTAGGCAATTCCATTAGTGTTTTCAACTAGGAATTTAACTGGCATAGCTTTATCAGCATAGTCAAAGATAATTCCATTGACTACTAAAGCACCATTTGGTTCCATCGTTCCATCTTCACTTTTACTCATATCGTCTGTTACAGAAGTGATAAGAATATCAACTTCAAAAGTAGCAGCAGGTGTGAATTTGTTATCAGTAACTATATGTGTGAAACCATTAAAGTTTCTAACAGAAGAAATTAATTCTCCATCAGGTCTGTACCAGTCATTTAAAGATAGTGCGGAATCGATTCTAACTCTAGCCGCATTTTCTCTACCATTAGCAACAACTGAACTACCAGCGATAATAGTTTTTAAAGTATCGTATTTTTGGTTTTTAGTGCCTTTTTTAGTAATCTCTGATTCATAGATATCAATTACTACGATGTTGTCTTCTGTTACTTCAACAGAGATTTTACCATTGATATATTTTGAACCAGGTTTAGCCGCATTAGGTCCAGCAACCTTTTCTTCCATTGTTGTTTCATAAAGGAAGCCTTCAATGTGACTTTTGTTTATCATTTTCTTCATAAGTTTTTTCTCCTTATTAATTGTTTAACTATAATTTATTTGTTTATCGTATTACTTTCAAAATTGAAAATGACTTAAAAGGAAAGTTGTCTACCTTTATCGGTAATAGCATATACAATAGGACTTTCAGTCATTTTCTCAACGTAACCGTCTGTGACTAATTTTCTCATTGCTCCACTAATAACCTTAGAACTTACAAACATACCTTCTGCAATATCTTTTGCATAAAATAAGTTACTTTTAACCTCTTCATTACTTTGCATGAATAAGATAATATTCTTCCCGTTTTCTGTTACCTCTACTTTTTGTGTTTCTTTAATTAATTTTAAGCTTTCAAAATAAGCTAATGCCTGCTCTTCGTTATACATTTCATGTATATCGTTTGGAGTCAGGAGATACTCAACCATTTTAATAAACTCTTGTTTTTTACTCATTTTTTTCTCCATTCAGTTGCGTGTTTAATCTAATTAATATTATGCTCGATTTAAAATGGCTAATAGAAGAAGGGGATTTGCTCTAAAACAAACCCCATTCTAATTATTTGTTAATTGATTACTCTGCGTCTGCAGTTGGATCAAAATCCATTCCAGCATCAGTAAGTTTTAAGAACTTAACTGCTTTGTGTGATCCATCAGCTACTTCAACTTCAGCTGCAACTCTTTCTCCAAGACCTTTCTTAACGAAAGAATTGAATGTGCCTGTGATTGAATTTACTGGAAGGTCAATTGCTTCTGAGATGTCGTGAACTGTTACGTTTTCATTATCAATTCCCTTTAAATAAGCAAGTACCTTTTGTGCGTTTTCTGACATTTTCATAATTTGTTTCTCCTTTTAATTGTTTTGAATTATTTGCTCAAGGAATTTAGTTTCCTTAACTTATATATATATTATAAAACATTTTTTGTTAAATGTCAAAGTAAATCTGACATTTTTGGGAATATTTTACAATGTATAACTTAATTATTATGGTTTTTACCGAAGATAGGATTACCATAAACCCAGTGGTGTAAAGTCCCCACACTGCTAAAACCATTATCACAAATTTATTGTTTTTTGATTATGATATATTATATAATATTTTTTAGTAAACGTCAAATAACTTCTACTTAAAAACTTCTTTAAATGTACACGATTTTGCATTCTTGTCGTCTCGGAACCCTTTGAGTATTGGATGTCGTATACTTTCTTTTGTTATTTCCATACAATTAATTTTAGCGACTTTCATAATATAGTCATTAGGATTTTTAGATATTTTCTCTTTTAACTCGTCACTAAGTCCAGATGAGGCAGAACATATATACTCAACTTCGCCCTTATCATTATAAGCACCAAGTCTAACAGAAGTAAACCAATCATTGAAATATGGTTTTGTGATAGCAGAGAAGCCATCAACTCCATAATAAAAACCTTTTACTTTTGCTCCTTCTCCATCCATCCAATACTGCCAACTTTCAATTTGATCGCCTTCATAATACATTCCTATTTGTTCAAAACCCATACAAATTAAATCTATATCATCTTGTTTTTTATGTTTAATCATACTCCACGCAGGACGTTTGCCTTCTGCATATGGAGCGGTTTTTAATTTAAGGACTACTCCTTCTTCATCATTCGCCATAGCTTCTAGTAAAAAATCATATATACCAGTAAACTTGGCTTCTGCTATTTGAATAAAATCATAAGAGGTTAATTCATACTCATTAACTACATCTGTTAATATACTATATCTTTCAAGTGCCCCACTAGAGGTTAAATCTTTTCCACTAAATTTTAAGATATCATGTAGGTAAAAATGTATATTACCTTTTTCTTTTTGTCTTGCTATTGATTTTGCAGGAAGACATCCCATAATAGTTCTAACTTCATTCGAAGTTTCACCTTCGTAATAAATCTCACCAATAATAACTGTATCATTTGGTAGGGATTCAAAGGCTTTTTGTATATGAGGAACTTTTTCAATACATTCAACAGGTAAACCAGTTTTTACACTTTCGCCCCTACTAAATAAATATCCGACTCCATCAACACTCTTGGAATATTCATACCAATTTCCATCTTTTTTTAATTCTGCGAAGTACTTCTCTCCATCACAAATTTCTTTTAGCATACTTTTTTTGTTGGCGGGAAGACTCCAAATTTCCATTGCTTCATAGATTGAAGCTCCTGGATAATACTTGTTAACTTTTTCTTGTAAATACATAATATAAATTACTCCTTCGTTTTAAAGAAATATTAATTAAAATTTTATAGCATTATTTATTGTCTAGTTTCCATAACAAAAATAGGTATAAGAACCAGTATTCTCATTATAAAATGACTTGTATACTCCATTTCCTTGAGTAAACTCTGCTTGGAATAATACATTTTCGGGACAATACACGTTGCCTGCTAAAGCAAGTTTTGCGTTCTTGACGGCTCTTTTAGATGGCTCTTCATTCCATTTACTTGAACCAACACAAGAATACTGACCACTTTGATAAATAACCTCACTAATACTGTTTGGGAATTTATCACTTGTTACTCTGTTTAAAGCAACCATAGCAACTAATTGTTGATGTTCATCTGTCAACCAATCACTACCAGCCTCACAATTTATTAATTTAGATAATAAAATTAAATCTTCTTGTGAGTATTTATTTCTTTTTTCAATACTTCTGCTTACTTCTTTTTCTGTTGTTATAGCCGATTCTCCAACTACAATAGCCTTTGTTATAACAGCTTTTTTGACTGCTTCAACTTCTTCTTTTACCATTGCGATTTTATTATCTTCTATTATTTTTTCTTCCTTAACTATATTATAATTATACCATATTTTTGGGATAGGGTCAACATAGGCGACAGAATAATTAACAGGAATCATAGCTATTACAATTACAGCGATAAGTATTTTTATAGCAATTTCTTTAATAGTATTCATATTTACTTCTCCTTTATTTTTTGAAGAAGGGAGAGTTACTCTCCCCTTTCTATTCTTCAGTCTTAGTAGTATAAATACTATAAAATTTTATTGTTATATTATGTGTATGTTATTTACATTACCATATTTTGCGATATGATTACCTTGTGACGCTCTACTTAACGTAGGAACATCAGTACAAGGAATTTTAATTAGCTTATCATTGCTATAAATAAGGATTGTGTCTTTTTCATTTATAGATAGGATAGCAAGAGCTTGATCATCGGCAGTTAACTTGCATCCGATTAATCCTACTCCATTTCTTTTTTGTAGAGAATATTCTTCACTAATAGTTTTTTTGGCAAATCCATTTTTAGATATTATTAGAATATACTCTTTGTCTTTGTGTACGGGGCTAAGGGAGGCCGCACAATCACCCTCACGAAGCTTAATGGCTAATACGCCCATAGTATTTCTACCAGTTGGGGTAATATCTGCCGAGTGGAATTTAATCGTCATTCCATTTGCACTTAATAAGATTAGATCTTCGTCATCTGTAAAACAAGCACTGACAACTTTATCATTCTCTCTTAAGTTAATACCAATAACACCACTTCTTTTAATATTTTTATATTCTTCTAACAAAGTCTTTTTTACCATACCTTGTTTTGTTAAGAATATTATAAACTTTTTAGATGTATCTGCAATAATCTCAATAATCTCTTGCTCTTTAATATTGAGCAAAGTAAGGATATTACTACCATCTTTTATTTCATCAATAGCAATTCTATATATTTGTCCATCATTCATAATCATGGTTATAGAATCAGCTGTTGTAGTAGAAATCATATATATATAATCATTTATATTCTTTTTATTTTTGAATACTTTACTTTCGATAAACTTAATATTATATTTACTATCAATAGCAACAACAACAGGTTTAACAACTACTTCTGCTTTTGCTTTTTTCTCTTTATTAACAGTAATTTGTGTAATCTCAGTACGTCTAGGAGATTTATATTTATGTTGTATCTCACTAATCTCTTGAACCAAAACTTTATTTAATTCTGATTCATCGTCTAAGATAAGCTCAAGTTTAGTTTTTGATAAAATCAATTCTGCCTTTTCTTCTTTTAATTCTTCTACTTGAAGTTTTGTAAGTCTTGATAATTTCATATCCAAAACAGCTTTTGCCTGCTCTTCATTTACAAAAAACCTTTTTAATAGAGTGGCTTGCGCATTGGCTACTGTATCACTTTCTTTAATAATTTTAATAACTTCATCAATACTAGCAAGAGCTATAATTAAAGCTTCAATTATATTTAATCTTACTAAAAGTTTCCTTAATTCAAACTCTGAACGTCTTGTTATTACCTCTTGTTGAAACTCAACATAATACCTAACCAAATCTTTTAATCCTAAAACTTTAGGTTCATTATCTACTAAACAAGTATTATTAATAGAATAAGTATTTTCTAATTGCGTTTTTGCAAATAAAACATTCACGATATTCTCAGCGTCATAGCCTTTGGCTATTTCCACGACAAGGGCCATATTTTGGTCACTTTCATCACGAACGTCTGAGATTCCCTCAACTTCTTTTTTCTCACAAAGGTCAACTATATCTTCTATAATTTTTGTAAGTTTAGTCATATATGGAATTTCAGTAAATACTAATAGAGTTTTCTTTGCTCTTGTTTCAATTTTATATTTAGCTCTTGTTCTAACTCTACCTTTACCAGTTCTATATCCTTCTAGTAATTCATCTTTATTAATTACGATTCCACCTGTTGGAAAGTCTGGCCCTCCAGTTAACTCAAATAATCTTTCTACTGATACATTATTATCGTTTATATATGCAACAATAGCATCTACAACTCCAGTTAAGTTATGAGGAACAAAACTACACGCCATACCAACAGCGATCCCAGTAGAACCATTCACTAAAAGGTTAGGAAATCTACTTGGTAAAACAATTGGTTCGTGCCTATCTTCTGAAAAGTTAAGTTTCCAATCAACAGTATCTTTTTTAATATCTCTAATCATTTCTTCGGCTATTTTTGAGAGTCTCGCTTCTGTGTAACGCATATGCGCTGCTGGATTTCCGTCAATATCTCCAAAAGCACCATGACCGTCCACAAGAGGGTAGCGTAAGCTAAAGGACTGTGCCAATCGAACCATAGCCTCGTAGACGGAAGAATCACCATGACAATGATAACGGCCAAGAACACTGCCAACGGTGTCGGCAGACTTTTTATACATTTTTGCATTATATAATCCATTCTCAAACATCGTATAAATAATTCTACGATGAACTGGTTTCATGCCGTCTCTGACATCAGGCAATGCCCTATCTGTAATAACTGATAAAGAATAGTCTAAAAAGGATTGAGCTATTTCTTCATTTATATTTACAGGAAAAATCATTTCTTCTATTTTACTCATTTGAATCCTTTCTAGAATGTTCTAACATAAATTCTTGCTGTATTTTCTTAGTAGCAGAAGTAGCTAATACATCTGCTCTTTCATTAAACTCATGACCAACATGAGCTTTAATCTTTAAAACTTTAATTACTCTTTCAAATTGCATTAATTCATATATTCTTTTTATTAATGCCATATTTTCGGGAGCTTTTTTATCTGATTTTTTAATCCAGTTATTAGAGGCCCAAGCATACATCCACGTATTTATTGTATTTACGCAGTATGCGGAATCGCTATATATACAAACTTCTTGTTTTTTTGTATTAGTAATAATTTTAGCTAGTTTTATTGCTTGGTATATTGCTTCTAATTCCATTTCATTATTTGTTGTATTCATTTTGCCATTACTAATTTCTTTGACAACTTTTCCATTGGCTGTTAAAACAACACCATATCCCCCAAAATTATCTTTTGAGCCGTTACCAAAACAACTTCCGTCTGTATATATTTCTATCATAGTTATACCTCTTTATTTATTGCTCAAAATTGACAGGCTCAGCTTTGTTTGATTTAGAACCAGTTTCAATACACAAACCTTCTTCGCATATTTCTTCTTCTTCTTCTTCGCTATCGCCTTCAATTTCTTCTTCATTTTCTTCTTCTATTAAAGTCAATTCTCCATTTAGCTCAACATTGTAATAACTAGTCCCATCAAATAATTCAAATGTATTCATTAAAGTATTTGTTACAATAATAGGATAATCTACAAATAAATCTCTTTCACAAGAAGACATTACTGCTCTTACGGCCATTTCTTTAGGAGATAATTCTACATCCCTTAAAACAGTATAGGCACTTTCTGCAACATCTGCACCAGAACCAATAGCAAACATATCATTTAATTCCATGACAGCTCCATCGCCGCATATCATATAACAATCTATTCCATGTGCTAATATAAAATGTGATGCTAAATATAGCATTTCAAACTCTTTTTCTACTCTTCCAAATTTCGCTAGTTCAGTAAATAGCTTAGGAACTGTATCACGAACAATAGACTTAAAGTTTATGTCATTTTTTAAAATAGCGTTTTCTGAAATAAATTCAATATCAGAAGTAGAAATAATATTCAAATCTCTTAAACTTCCAACTCCACCAATATTTAGATTATGAGGCATTTTAAAAATCTTAAAAGAATGTTGCGAAGATATTAAACTCTTCGTCCATCCCGATGTTACTTGACTATCTGTTGCTAACCAAATCTTATCTTCGTCTCTAACTGCTACTACTACACTCATGTATGCCTCCTTAAATCTACTAAATTAAGAACGATTTCTTAATTATACTACTACATTTGCCCTATAGGCATTCTCTTCAATGAAAGCTTTTCTTGGTGCAACACTTGGTCCCATTAATTTATTAAACATTGCTGCGACAGATTTTTCATCTTCGATAAATACTTGTTTCAATCTTCTCTTACTAATATCAAGAGTTGTTTCTTTTAACTCTGTAGGGTCTAATTCTCCAAGTCCTTTAAAGTAATATACTTCAAACTTCTCTCCAGCATGTTTTGTCCTATATGCTTCAAGTTCTGAATCATCTAATAAATAATGAAAAGTTTTTCCTTTTACAACTTTATATAAAGGTGACATTGCTAAATAAATATTTCCATTTTCGATTAATGGTCTCATATATTTAAAGAAGAACGTTAATAATAAAACTCTAATATGACTTCCATCTACGTCTGCATCTGCTAAAATTACTATTTTACTATATCTTGCTTTAGAATAATCAAAAGTAGTTCCAACACCACAACCAATAGCAGAAATTAAAGCTTTAATTTCTTTATTATTTAATAACTTACTTAAATCATTTTTTTCACTATTTAATACCTTGCCTTGTAGAGCCATAACTGCTTGAGTTTGTTTATCTCTTGCGGCTTTGACGCCACTTCCCGCAGATTGTCCTTCTACTAAAAACAATTCAATATCATCATAGTTTTTACTAATACAATCAGTCAATTTACCTTGAAGCCCTGAAGATAAAACTGTTTTTGTTTTATCTCTTGTTAAATCTCTTGCTTTTTTAGCAGCGTCTCTTGCTTTTTTGCTCAACATCGCTTTTGAAACAATAACTTTTAATTCATTTGGATTATTGGCAAACCATTTTTTCAATTCAACATTTAATAATCTCTCAACAACAGTACGACCTTCCGCAGAAGTAAGTACATCTTTTGTTTGTCCATTAAATATTGGTTCAGGCATATGAAGAGACAATACCATAACAAGTCCTTCTTTTAAATCCTCACCTGTTAAATTATCATCTTTTTCTTTTAAATATTTATAATCTCTTGCATATTCGTTTACTGCACGAGTCATTGCTGCTCTAAATCCAGTCAAATGGGTTCCCGCAGTATTTGGTATATTATTAGTATAAAGTTTAATACTTTCACTATAATCAGAAGTATACACTAGCGCCATTGACACTGAATATTTTCCTTCATGACTTTCTGTCGTGAATATATTAGTAATTCTCTTTTCGGGTTTAGTTAAATCTTTTATATAGTCAACCATGCCCGTACTCTTAAACGTCATAATATCAGAATTTTTATATTCATAATTAATAGTTAGGCCTGGACATAAAAAAGATAATTCTTTTAACTGTTTTTCTAATACACTTTTTCTTACTTCAATTGTAGAAAAAATTGTCTTATCTGGAAGAAATGTAATTCTTGTTCCAGTCCATCCATTAACTGTATCAGGCTTAACTTCATATGAAACTCTTTTGCCTTTTTCAAATCTCATTTTAGCAATTTTCTTATCTCTTTTGACTAATACTTCAAAAAATTCAGATAGAGCGTTTGTAGCTTTTGAGCCTATTCCATTCATTCCACCTGAAGAGTTATATCCAGTTGAACCATCAGAATTAAATTTTGCTCCTGTATGTAACTTTGTAAAAATATTTTCTAACGTTTCCGTTCCATCTTTTGCTTTTCCAAAAGGTATTCCACGTCCATTATCAGATATTTGGATTACATCTTGTTCTGTAACAACAACATTAATTTCAGTACATTCTCCTGCAAGATATTCATCAATAGCATTAGATATAATTTCCAAAACTATATGATGTAGTCCTTCAGACTCTATTGAGCCAATATACATTCCTGGTCTAGTTCTAATAGCTTCAATTCCTTCAAGCGTTTTTATATGTTCTACACCATATTTACTCATATTATTCCTCCTTTTTTGTTTATTTGATTATAATATATTATATAATATTTTCCATAAATTGTCAAAGACAATAAGGTTGGAGTGTATCCAACCTTATTAACTATTTATTACTGCCTTCTCTATCACGAATTGCGCGAAGACCATCTTGGAATTTTTCTTTAGCTTGTATATATGATTCAAGCTCATTTTCTAATCTGTCTTTTTCTTGTCTATAATTTCTGAATACTGTGTTTAAGTGAGTTATTTCATTCATTAATTTAAACATACGGGCTTTAGCCATTGAGGCTTTATATTTTTGCCTTTTGATTTTCGCTCTATATTCAGCAATAGTAATTCCTGTATATTGAGCTGCTACATCCATATCGTCTGGATGTGCTTTTGCTTTCCCCCTGTAAACTTTTCCTTTTTCCATTAACTCAACAGTAGATATGCCAGTTTCGGCATCGTATTTTGCAAAATGTTTCATTTTTACCTCTTTTTCTCCATTTTTTATGGGATAGTATATTAAATGTAAATTATTTAATTATAGTTAATCGTTTTTGTCCAAATCGTATATAGTAACTGTCGCGCTAGGGTTTAAAAGCTCTAATTGCATTTTTTTGGCAAGTAATGTTTCAGGTCGAGCATATCCAGTTAATATAATGTTTTTAAAATTATATATATCCATATTTGAATCTGCGATAGCTTTTATTACTTCAACATTATCCAACTCTAAATGAAAACGCCTAACATCAATATTGGCAGTATATAAATAACTACTAAAAACAGATGATTCTATAAATGCTGGGATTCCATCTTCTAAATTATATGAAAAACGAGCGACAATAACTGCTTCAGATATTGATTCTTTTCTTATTAACTCTTCAGATAATTTTCTAATTTTGGTTCGAGAGGTTGATAGTTCATCGAATGATATTAAATTATTCTCAATTAAAAATTTTGATTCATCAATCACACAAAGACAACTTGTATTTCTGTCATTCATATTATTATGTCTTTTGTCAACACAATTATGACATTCCCATCTTTCCATTGATTCATTATAAATAGCTTCATCTACTGGTACTACTTCATCACATTCACGACACATTTTATATTTATCACGATAGCAATACTCACAAATATAAATATCATCATCTTCGACATAAACTAAATCATCGTGATATACGCCTCGCCCACATAGATCACAAGTTGCTTCTCCTTTGCAAGCATGACATCTTCCATCATGTTCATCGCTGGCGATATTGTCGCCACATTGGACACATAAAACAGGTTCTCCAGTTTTCATAAAACGATTATAGTGACCAAACTCTTTATCATCTGATGATAGGGGCATTCTTATATAACAACCATTTTCATATCTAATATCATTATAATGACAACAATTTTCCTCGCTCTCGGCAGCAACAAAAATAGAGTTTTGATATTTATCAAAAGGTTCTAATTCCTTCATCTTACCATTATCAAAATATTGCATTACTAATTTATCTACTTCTTCTACTAATTGACATGAAGCATGCGGATATGACCTATTATATACAACCATCATTTGACCACTAGCATCTTCTTTTATATGAACTAATATTCTCCATTGTTTAGAGTTCCAACGGACTCCGCCAAAATCTCTTAATTCTTTGTCATTTCCTTCGCCAGTCATATAATAAGCAACTAGAGTTACCCCGTCGGCCGCATAATTCATATTCCCATATCTGTAATCTCCATCAGCGAGATCATGACACGACTGCCAACCATGATTATTGGTACTAATTGATAGATAATCTAATGGATGAATTGATAAATATACTCTACCTTCTCTTTTTCCTTTAAATTTCTGTGAAAAAGTTGAATACATATTTTGTAAATCTTTAACTTCCATCTGTTGATCTTCTCCAAAGAAGTATTTGAAAGCTTTCGAAAATCGCATACCCTTTTTTATATGAATATCTACCATAACAACATTTGTATATGGATTCCTTTCATAGTTTGCTTGATCAAACTCATAATCAAAATCTTTCGTTACTTTATTATCTATAAAACCATGACCTCCAACATAATCTTCACAAAACTGACGGAAAGCCTCAAATTGATGGTTATCTAAAAGAGACCTATCTTCAGCGTCATAAATAAATTGTTGTAACATTTCTTCTTTTTCTTCTAATTTTTTAATAGATAACTTAATAGGCTCACTATTGACTATTAAATTATCATTCATTTTTGAATAAAGCCATTGCTTATTAGACGCCCACTTGTTTAAAGTATCTCGGACACTAGCATTAGAATCAAAATTCCAATCAATTACTCTGTTAAAATCATCAATAAAATCTTCTACATTTAAATTCATCTAATTCTCCTTTATCTAGTTGCGATTGTATAACAATCTTTGCAAACGTATCCGAAACCATCTATTTTATAATATTCTTTACTCAAAGAATCACAAATGGCACATTTTATCTCTGTATTAAATGATATTGCTCCTTTTAGTTTCTTTCTTCCTCTTATGTATTTAAAACGAGATTCAATACTATTACTATGTTTTATCATATTATATATAATATCATATATTTTTCCCATTGTAAATACATCCAGCATTTCTGTAGTAGTATGCTCATAATAATAACCTACCGATAAATTAACACCAGCGATTCCAGTAATTGGACATACAATACTTATATCAGAAAAAGTTCCACTTTCAGTACAAAAACCAAATTTGTTTATAAATTTTTCAAATCTTTTGTTATCACAATCATAAAACACACAATCATTAGAACCAGACCTATCTAATTCCATTATATATTTTATATTAGTAGCCCTTAAAACAGACCTATACTTAATGGCAAAACGCTCTGCTCCAACTCCTCCAATTTCTTCATCAGTAGTAAATAACACATGAGGCCGCAATCCATCTTTTAATAATTGTAAAATCATATATACACCAGCTCTATCATCTGCTCCCAATCCATCTGGAGACCACATAACTTCTTTTATTGAATCATAAAATATATCTTTAGGAGATATATCTATAGAAGCGATATTGGGTTCATCATCAAAACCATAGAAATCTTCGTAATCTTGTAACGAAACAGGTTCATCAAATAATGTCATCAATTCTTTATCTAATGGTATATATTTTTCATCTATATCATAAACAGTATCTAAATGTGCCATAACTAAAACACCAAGTTTTCCTCTGCAATATATATACTTATTACTCATACCATCTGAATCAATATATGTATAATATTGTTTTAACTCTACCTTGAGATAATCGAATAATTCAGATTGGCTCATTTGTAGTATTTTATTTAATAATTCTATGTCTTTTACCATATTTACTCCTTTTTTCCAATTTTTGTAACCTTGTATATATATTATATAATATTTATTATAATTTGTCTAGCAAAGTAATAGCTAGATAGAAATTTGACCTCTACCAAAAATTTTGGTATAATTAGGTATAAGATAAATTTTCTCTTAAAAGAGTTTATATATATATATTAATTATCTCTCATAACTATCCATCTTCTAATAGTTTCAATTTGGAAAGTATTAATATTAATAATATTAGTAAAGGTAAAAGTAATATAGCCGTCATCTTTACCATGTAATGTTGCTTTATATTTATCCCTTACAAATCTTAAGAAATCAGCAGGAGATAAACCCCAAATTCTAGCGAATAAAATATTATAAGAACCATCAATAGGCCCTCCTATAAAATCATCTATTTCAGCGCCTGTTACGATCATCTTATGTCCTTTATAAGACATACTATCTTCAACATAAAATGGTATCATAATAATATCTCCTTTCGTAATTCCTCAATATCAATTTTTTCTTCTTCTGATATCCTTAACCATACTCTCCATTCATCAAGAGACTTTGGCAAGGATAGTTTTTCTGCGGAAATAATCGTCCCAGTGAAAGGTATCATTACTACAAACTCCTCCGCAACATAGCTTGTATTAATATATTTTTTAACAGTAGTAGGGGAAAATCCGACTTTTCTAGCCACAGCTGCATAAGTACCTAATTGTAAATACAATTCATTCATTTTTATAATATCTTCTGCTTGTACTTTACTTACACCCATTTTAACCCTCCTGTGTTAACTCATTTATAAAACTATATCTTATTATATTTATTAATACATCTTCCATAATTTTATCAACATCTCTATCAATAAATACATTATGACCACTATAATAATCAGATTTTATTTCTAAAGCAGAAGCTACTAATTCAGCTCCAATTTTTCTTGCGTCGTCTACAGAAAATAATCCTTCTTTGACTTCTATTAATCTTTTGCGGGCCCCCTTCATGAGGGTTAAATAAACAATCTTTATAATCTACTTCACAAATATAATCTAATAGAAATCTATGAACTCTAAACATATGATGTAATTGCTTGGGATCATACCCGAATTTTTCAATTTTATCTACTGTTGCTGGATATGGATGCTCTAATGCTTTATATTTTTCCATTATCATACCGACCATACAACCAACTGCCGCATAATTATTATATCTCGCAATCTTTTCTTTATTATCAAAGATTGGTTGAAATAGCTTTTCATATTTAGGATTCATAATTATATAATCTGAAAATAAGATTTCTATAAAATTAATATTTTGTTTTTTAAAGCACTGAAACATTGAACGAATATCTTTTAAATCAATATGCTCATTATTAGAACATACATGAGTAGTGCTAACAGGAGTTTTATTTAAAACAAAATCATTAAATTTAGGAAGTAGTATTGCTTTACTATCAATATCACTACCTTCATAGTCTAATCCATAGTTTTGAGAACCATTCAAAAAGACACCAACTACCTCGTATCCCATAGCTTCTGTTTCATCATACATCTCTTGTAGTCTTTTCATTATTTTGTTCATAATTTTATCTCCTTTTTAATCTTATAATATATTATACCATATTTTTTGTACTTTGTACATAAAAATAGAACCTAATAAAATAGGTTCTATTATATATTATAATTTAACTACATTTCTCCTTGTTTCACCAGTGGAGATATATATATCTTTATACTCCAAGAAACTTGAGCAGAAATCCATAATACCCATTTCAGTTCCTTCTTGCCTTGAAACTAAGATTTTATTATTGGTTTCATCTAAATGAGTAATTGCAACAGAGGGATTCATAAAAATATCAATAGTATAATTGGAATTATCTTTAGCATACTTATAAAAATCATCAAGAATTGCACGTGCGACTAAAGGCTTATCCATATAACCATATCTAAAATGTCCTTGAAATTGATTGGTTTGATTTGTTTTTTCGTTAAAAACTCCATTTAAACTTGCTTTTGAATAAACCTCTGTTTCGAAAGGGCCCGCCCCATGCCTGGTCGTGTAACTTCTCATTACATAACAAACTTCTATGTCAGAATCTTTAATAATATCAGTAGATTTAAGTAATTCTACCACATTTTTAAGACCTGTGTGAGAAGCTGTTAGATGTGGAGAATATTTTTCGAAATCCCAGTCTAATAATAATCCCTGAGCTCCTTCAAAAACTATATTTTCATATTTATTTAACATAAACTCGTCACTAGAAACATGAACATAGTTAAGCATGCGCCTTGTGTCTTTAATAAAATTGTCTATTAAATTATCATTAAAAAATAAGTCCTTTTTTTCTTCAGAGAGACACAGTTCTTCAATCATATCTTTATAATAATTATCTCTAATATTTTGTAATCTCCATTTTAACTGTCCATCACTTCTCATTACGCAATCTTTGATAGTTAAATGGAAAAGTTCTGATGGATGGCCATTCCTAACAACAGATTCAAAAACACCAGCCCCACAGCTTCCATGCCTATTCATTCCTCTTGACTCCTCTTTGAAAATATTAATTAAAGAATCAAAAGGTATAATTACAGTGCTATCACTACAAACAGTGACCTTAGGTTTATAATAAACTTCACCTAAGAAGTCTAGTAATTCAATATTAAACTCAATTGGATTAACAATAAACTTTGAAGATAAATACGTATCTACACTTTCATTAAAACTGCCTGCCCCTAGTTGTGAAAAAATATGTCTTTTGTCCCAATTAGGAGTAACAACAGTATGACCAGCTTGTGAAGAGCCATTAAATCTCACATTTAAAACTCTTTCTTCATTTTTGGATAATTGGTTACAGAAGTAATCAGTCATTAAACCTTTGCCCTCATCTCCAAACATAGCTCCTATTACTATTTTTATATTTTTCATACTGTCGCATCCTCCCATTTAATTTAAAATGTTACTAATTCACTTTCTCTATTTACTGAGGTTAATCCTTTAAGGGCATCAGCTACTGCGATTGAAGTGTCTCCATCCCAACTTGCAATAACATCTTTTGCATCTTTACCACTCATTGTATCAAGAATAGATACTATAATTTCGGGAATTTTAGTATAGTCTTTAACTCTAATTGCTCTTTCGCCTAATATATTTTGCCATTTTATATAATCGCTTTCAAGATGACTTCCACCTTGGGTCATACAGAAATGGAATACTTCATACTGTCTATTAACCTGTGCAAGAACTTCCTCGATAGAAACATCTCTTTCAACATCACTACCAAAAATGTTTTGAAGTTCGTCTTTTGTTAATTTAGCAGGGAATCCATCGTCGCCAAATGTGAATAAGAATCCTTTTTTACCTCTTTTGTCGTAGTTATCACACTTAGTGTAATTAGCTGCGAAATACCAAGCAAGAGGATAGCTTTCAAAACTATTTCCACCACCACCACGCTCAAAATATACAGAAGTTAGCTGTTCAGCAATCCTAATATCGCTTTCAAATTGTGTAACTTGAAGTGGACAACTATCATATACAGCATCACCGATCGCCGCAAACATAACCTGAGGGTCTGTTACTGGCTCTCTATCATAAATTTGAGCAATTAGATCCCCCAATTTCTCTGCCATAACTTCTAGAATTCTACTCATGCTACCAGTTACATCCAACCCAATGATAATAGGAGTACTTAATGGATGTTCTACACTATCACAACTTTCTCTAACTACATTTTTTGGATCAAATTCTGGTTTCATATCTCTTGATGTGTAGATAGCCGCTGAGCTTTTACCTACAATTGTTGTTTTTGAATAACTAGACCAACTATCCGCAGTCCATTTCCCGCCACCCATAATAATACCTCCTAGTATTTATATTTTATATATATCATTTGCATTAACGTCTAATATTACAAAAACTCTTTTGCCCCAAGCCTTATCTAATGCCTTACTCCATTCTTTAAATTCAGTAACAGCATCATCACTTGAGCCTTTTTTAATCCAATTTATAAATTCAATTGGCATTTCTTTTGATTTAATTAATGTCTTATCATTTAATAGCTGTTTCGCTATAAACTTTATACATTCCAAATCCGTTCTGCTATTTGCAATTTTTTCATACTTATCCTTTAACGGCATTAAATCGAAAATTGCTTTTTGTGTTCCTATCATCTTTTGCTTTTCTTTTGTTGCATACCACCAACCACCAAATAAAGATATTGAATGAAATTTAGGAGATACAAAACAGTTATTTAAACTAATACCATTATGTACTATTCCTTTATATTGTAGATAACAAGCGATATTTGATAATCTACTTATAACCCACGCTACGTGTTTTTCATTAAATTTACCATTTTGTTGTAATAGTAAATCTTCCAAAAGAAATTCGTCTTCTGTTTTAGATAATACTAAACACCATTGGGATTGATCGGTTTGAAACTTATCTTCAATTTTGGGAAAATATCTTGAAAATTCTTTTTTCATATCATCATTTTTATAAGTAAGATTTCCTATTTGTAATATCGCATTATCATAAAACTTCTTATGCTCTTTGTTTAAAAGATAAATGATATGTTTATTACCTATATAAAACTTTCCTAATTCAAATGATTTTTCTGATAAATATTTAAAAGCTATTTTTTTACCATTGATTGATGTTATGAATATTTTGTTATTGGCCTTCCAAGTCCCTTCTTCAATTGAAGTTAAAGCCTCAGTGTAAAGAAGATTTAGCTTTGTAATTACAGTATGAGCTATTTCCTCTTTAAAGACATCGGGATGATATTGCTTTGCCAATCTTCTATATTCAGCTTTAATCTCTGTTATATCATTTTCAAAAAGGTCTCCGCATTTTTTAGCATTTAGAATTTCGGCTACTGTATTCATATATTTTCCTCTCCTTTACTATATATATATTATATCATATTTTTTAGACGTTGTAAAATAAAGATAGAATAGGTATAAAACCTATTCTACTATATCTTTATTTTATTGACCTTCTGATTTTATCAGTAACTTCGTTAATATTATATACCTGTATATTTTTAGGGATTGGCATGTGATCCTCATGAATAGAATATTCTCCATCACTATTATTAGTTGTTGTTATAATACTTATTGATTCATCAACTCCAGTAAAACCAGCTTGAGGATCGATTTGATGTGGACCTAAAGCTCTTACTCCTACTGGATATGTAACTGGTCCACTCACATGATAAGTTGGTTTCGTTTCTTTTTGTTCACAATAAGGCTTTGAACCAAATATTCTACCTATAGGTGAATTTGAGTTAAGACCTCTTTCATAAATATTACAATCTTCTTTAAATTTACATACTATTCTTTTAGTACAATCATCACATAACATATAATTTACTCCTCATCTTTGTATCTAAAAGTTTTTGTATTTTCATCTGTATAAACAAACTCAGTGCCGCATTGGTCACAATACAAATCCTTTTCTTTTTCGTGCATCAATTTTCCCTTAAAACATTCGGGGCATAAAATATCAGTTCTTTTCATAATATACTCACTCATTTCAAACCATGCCTTTCAAATTCATAAATTATTCTATCCATATATCCTTGTGCTTTTTCTACAACCATAACAGCCTGTATTTCAACAAGCGTTTTAAGACGTTTAGCTTCTGCAATTGCCTCAGAGGGATCAAAAACCTGTAATTCCTGTTCTAAACAACTTCCTTCCACATTTTCAAAATAAGCTCTTATTACATACTGCGATATTTTGTTATCCAATATTATTTCCTCCTTCTATATCTTATAATATATTATATCATTTTTTTATGTAAGAGTCAAAAAAAAGGAAGGCTATATAAGCCTTCCATTTAGTGTTCTCGACGTTGGGGTACATCATATACACCATCAAAAAAGTATATACTTTCTCTATCTAAATCATTTTTTACTTCAATAAGAGCATCTTTATATACTGTTTCTAACCATGCTTTACCTTCGTCAGTTTTAGAAACAACGTTTAACAATCTCTTTAAAACCTTATCTCTGAATTCGTATTCATCCATTAGTTCATCTTTTTTCATATTTATATACTCCTCCTTTTCGGGAAAACAATACTTTTTTTAATAAAATCGAATTAATAATCAAAACCTTTATAACTCTCTTTCGTTTTCCCCGTGATCCCAGGCACGGTGACGATGGAGGGAAAAGTCGTTATTTATCTTGCTTTGAATAGAAATAATCATTATATATCTTATATCTATCTTTGATACTTATATCTTCGCCACGCTCTAAAAACTTATTAAATTTTTTCCAAAAACCGCATTCTTCAAATTCCGGACAGCCGCATCGATAAACACAACTTGGTACTAACACATTTGATAACTCTGGTTCGAAATCATATAATTCTATTTTGAAGTCTTCTGCGTACTCTCTTGTTTCTTTAGATGCTTGAAAACAAAGTCTCTTGCGCCAACTGTCAATTAAGTGTTGAGCATTGGCTTCACCCTCGAAAGTAACTAATTCATCTTGAGATAGAGCAGCTCTATCAAAACCGATTCTATCACTTCTTCGAGTGCTTATAAAACATTCCCATTTATGTCTAGACCAGTGAGTTGCAATCCAGGATTTAATCCCATCCCACATCCAATTAACTTTTATTAATCGAGCAGGACTATGCTCTGAAATCAAAAGAGAAGTTTTGAATTGACTTGAAGGTTCATTTTCTGTATGTTCTTTGTTTACAGTAGTTCTACATTTGTTTTTAGCGTCTTTCCAATCGTTCTCTATTTTATTTATCTTTGTTAGCATTAATTCCAAGCTCCTTATCTAGTGCATATTCATTAAATCCGATTGCTTCAAAATCACCAATGATAATAAAGGGTATAGAGGTAACGCCTTTATTTGCCAAGAAGGCCATCGCCGCATCATTCTCTCTAATATCGAAATCTATATAATCTATATTATTCTTTTTAAAGTAAGCCTTGGCTGCGATACACCTACCGCAACCAGGACCACTATATATAACTACTTGTCTATCTTCCATTCTTTTTCTCCTATCTGACAGGACAGCTTCCTGTTGTGCATGTTGGGTCTTCGCTAAACTCAATTTCAATTTCATCTTTTTCGTATTTAGCAATTAATGAAGCATTGAAAGGCTTCATTGAATCTACCATTAAATCGTATTCAACATGAGAAATTGATTCGTAAGGCAATAGCTCATAAAAACTATCATCAAGAGATAAGAAGCTTACAGCAACTACATTATCCCAATTATCCCACATCCACTGCTCTACTGTTTCCCACTCTTCGTCTCTTACATGAACTGTAATAGAGCAGTTATGGTCAATATAATGCTCCATAAACATTAGGTAATTCTCTAATTGCTCAATAGCACTTACATCATATTTAGTTCTTCCTTCAGGCGACTTAACTGGGAATTCAACTACTTTTGTTTTTGCCGTTGCATAGTCTTGTCCTACTTCTGCTTTGATTGGATATCCCAATTCTTCGCATACTTTTACAATAGGATCTTGAGCATTAACTCTAATTCTTCTAATATAATAAGGAGAGTGAGAGTAATGAACTCCACTTGACACAACTGGAAGTTGTGACAAGGTCCCTTCGGGTTTGATAGTAGTAACCAATAAAGGTTTTTCCATTCTCAGTGATTTCGCATATTCCGCCGCTGCGCTAACCGCAACTTCTCTTAAGTCTCTAAGTAGACATATTTCATCATCTTTATCAAACCCAGTGGCATTAACCATATCTTGCCAACCAGTTAAGGAACAGCCGATTAATTTATCTCTTTGTTGAATATTATTCCATTTAGGAAGCTCTAATTCAACACAAGTCATTCTATATCCAGACCTTGCGGAAAGCTTTTGTGCCTTTAATAATCCCATTCTATCCAAAGTACCATCAGCACGAACAAAACTCATTACATTAACAGTAGTAAGGTTACACATCCCTTTGTTATCAAGTAAGATCTCTGCACATGGATTAATACCTTGAAAGTTATCTCTTCTCTTAGAAGCAGCCGCTGAATTAACAAAGCCAGGTTCTCCAGAATATCTCTGTTTATCCATCAACCAATGTAGTTTTTCTCTTGTTGGTTTTGATTTATAAAAGATAGAATTATTACTCATACTTCTATGTACTAGGCTATTATCAACAACCCATTGATCTCCTATTTGTTTATATAAATCACTTTTCGCATTGATACATATTTCATCATCGCTATCGAAGAGCGCTATTTCTGCGGTTCTACGTACGCCTCCAACAACAACTCCTTCGCCAATTATATTACAAATATCAAGACAATCAATAGGTTCTAATTTAACTTTCCAATTAATTAGGTTACCTTTTCTACTGATAACATTATCAATTTTTGTGAATACATCTTTAAGAGCGTTATGCCCTGAAGCGGTACCTCCGAAAGTTTTCAATTTCTCTCCTGCTGGTCTAACATTATCATAAGTCATAATAATATTACGAACATCCTTATATTGCATTTCAGTGGTAATTGATAAGAAGTATTTAAGTGCGTCTACCCAACCATTTTTACTATCTCCAATAATTATATTAACTGTACTGTCTCCATCAAAGATTAAACTTGTATGATCAGCCCGATTTGCTTTAGGAACAGCCACAAAATCTTTGTGAATCATCTTATAGTTATTTCTAAAATAAGGTAATTTTTTAACATCATCTTTATTAATCCTAACACCAACACCACTACCTAACATTAATAGATAAAATAAATCTACAAATGATTCAATATCTTCAATTATCTCAAAGCTACAATTAAAGTTTGACATTGGATATAATTCTGAAACTTTTGTATTGCCGACCCACATAGTCCTTCCACTCAAGAACTGACGCAGATTAAACATATTATCAAATAATGCTTCTGCTTCGACCTTAGATGTTGCTACAATACTACAGTTGTAATCGACAGCTCTCGCGCATGTTTCCCACCAAAATTCTCTTCTTTGTTTTTCGGGAAGCCATCTTGAGTAAGTCCTGTAATAAACAAAGTTTCCCAACTGGCTCATTGGTGATTGTGCGTGCTTATATTTGTTTAAAAATTCTTTTGAAAGATTTTTATATGTTGGAGTATCAACTTCCCTTTCCTTTGCTCTGTCATTACGATATAATATATATGCTTTTGCTACTGCGTAAGACTTATATTCCATCAGTAGTTGTTCTACTCTATCACTAATACCTTCAACAGTCCATAAAGAATCTGAAGACTCTACTTCAGATTTAATCTGTGCTGTAATTTTTTGTGATAATTCTTTGTTGACCTTTCCGACATCAGCCATAGACTTTTCGATTGCGACAATAATTTTGTCTTCCTCGAACTTGGCTCTTGTACCATTTCGTTTTAAAATTTCAATCATTAACATTCTCCTTTTTGATTTTTTCTGTAATTATATATATATTATAACAAATTTTTCCAGAGATTTCAAATAAAATAGAGCCTATAAAAGCTCTATTTTAAAATTTTGTCTTATTAAATTTGTTTATATTAATCCCACCACCATTTAATTCTATCTTTGAATATTTCACAAAATCTTCCCATATGCTCTTCATATAGTTCATCACTGTGTGACACCATAATTCTAAAGGAGTCTCTTTCATCTTGGGTTTTTTCTCTATTAACTTCTTTAAGAACATTATCAAAAGTATATTCTCCATATTTGTCTAAATATTCTTTATGCATTGGTTCAAACGCTTCTTCTTCATTCTTGCCATCTGCAATATATCTTAATTCTTTAATTGCTTCACGAATATCACTTGCGTATATCTTTGCGTCAGCACTTACTGTTTTTCCATTCTCGTAAAAATCTTCCATAAGTTCTAATTTCTTAAGCATAATTTCAAATAAATATCCATAATCCCATTGTCTATCGTTCCATATAATGGGAAACCATTTAATAAGATTTTTAATACTTTCTAGTGTACGTCTTGG